GCATTTGCTGGGCCGATTGCTCGTTCGGGGTGAGCATCATCATCTCGCGCTCCTCGATCTTGATCGGGATGCCGGAGACTTTACTCGCCTCCTTGGCGACCCGGTCAGCCACGATCTTGCGCTTGGCTGCCGACCACGCGCGCTTCTCGAGGAATTCATCCTCGGTAAGGCCTCGCGCTTCGAGGATCTCGGAAAGGTTGCGGCTGCCGGTGACCAGCTCGTCGAGCTCCATCTTGCTCTCGCGGCCGTCGTCGACGGTGATGCGCGGAGGATAGCTGAAGTGCCAGGCGGTCGGGGATTTGAGCGGGCGGACGCGGCCAGCCTCGGCAAAGACCGAATAGGCCCACGAGAAGGCGCGCCGGGCTGCATACCAGAGCACACCCTGCCGTTTCGTCACGAAGCGCCGGCATTTCATGATCTCGGCGCGGGCGTCGGTGCCTTGGCCTGAGCCCTTCCAGACGTTGTAGGACCAGATTGGAATGATGGCGTCCCGATACATGCGATCGTGGAATGCCTCCCAGACCGGTCCTGGGTTGTCGTGCTTCATCTGCTCGATGCGGCTCTTGCCGTCATTGGGCATGTATTTGACGCCGCCGGGGAAGTATTCGGTCGTGAAATCGGCCGTTGCGGTGCCGGTCGCGCCGGACATGTAGGCGCCGGGGTCGCCCGGATCGGGGCCGCCGGTGTCGTTGAAGATCGTGAGGTGCAGCCGGGAAATGATCTGCTGGCGGATGCGCTCGTCCTCGGTGGAAAGTAGGCACATCTTCATCGACTCAAGCGCATGCGTGAGGCTCGGAAGGCCGCGCCCCTGGTCGCAATGCGTCGCATCGTAGACGTGGATGACATCGCTGGCCGGAACGTCGACGAATTTTTCCTCGCCGTCCTTGCCGACGTTGAAGCGGTAGGCAGCCGGGCGGCCGCTGGCGTAGTAGATCACACCGTCCACGATCCGATAGCCACGATACGGCCCAAGCTCGACTGTGGCCTTGTATTCCTTGTTGTAGCAGCGGTGCGAGGGGATCAACTGGATGCGCGGGAAGCCGTCGGCGCCCTTGACCATCAGCCAGAAGATGTCTCCGTCGCGGTCGATTGCAATCGAGGTGAGTTCGAGCAGTTTCCACCAGTCAAAAACGCCGCCTCGAACGTCGCATTGCGGCAGCCAGACGTCCGACATGAATTTCGCCACGGCCCGGCCCTCCTCGGAGCCCTCGCCGATGTAGCTGGGAAGCCATGCCTCGCCGACCGAATAGTCGGCCTTCTGTAGGACGCAGGCCTTCAAGACGCCCATGTTGATGAACAGGCGATTTGACAGGCTGGCCAGCGTCTTGCGGTCGCCGGCTGGGATCAGGCGGTCGATGTCGTCGTTGCGGACGACAAATTGAGGCCCGCGCCGGGTGTTGGGTTCCGCAGCGTGGGCGATTCTGTAGGGCAAGCCGTATTCGTTCAAGATGGCCATAGATCAACCGAAATCGGTGGAGCGGGTTGTCGAGATCGTTCCGCCGTAGTCCAGGCAGCCGACCACGTAGCGCAGCAGATTAAGCCGTTCGCCGGAGGTCATCAGCGGGCTCGCGGTGAAGGATTGGCCATTGACGGTCGCGCTCGTGACAGTTGCGCTTGCGCCGGGGTCCAGAGCGATCGAAAGCGCCAGCGTGGCAAGCTCTTTTCGGACCTTCGCGCAGGCTTGGCCATCGTTCTTGATGGCGTAGTAGATCGCGTTGGCTGTCTGGACCAGATTCACGCCGCCACTTTGCCGCCTCGCGGGCGAATGTCAAACGGTGGCCCTACTCGCTGAAGACACCGAAGATCAGCGCCCCGGCGACTTGGTAGCACATCGCATCCCAGAGGTGGTTCGCGCGGTTGTTCGGCCTAATCCAAAAAACCTTCTCGTGCCCGGTCTTCGGATGCTTCTCGACCTGCCGGACCTCGCACTTCATGTGCGATTCAAACGGCTTGGAGAGATCGGCCGGATACTCGACGCGCCCCTCGGTGGCCACGATCCGCGCGAGGATGTCCTTCACTTCGTTGGAGGCGATCAGGATGAAGTGGGCGAGGCCGCCCGACTTGGCCTTCGCGCGCCTGAGTGTCGAGTATAGCTTCTCGACGGTCTTTCCGCCCGCGATCGGGTGCGGGAAGCTGCGATGGTTGCCCGAGCCTTTAATGCCGGTCCAGCCGTGTTTGACGCACAGGTCGAGGATGCGGTCCTGCTCGTAGCCGATGTCGATGAAGGTCTGCCGGCGCTGGACCTTGTAGGAGTCGCAGATATGCAGCAGCTTCGCCTCGTCGCCGCCATCGCTCGGGACGTAGCCCTCCCAGAGGACCCGGCAGGCGCCGCCAGCCTTCCAGGCGCAGATCACCATCCAGTAATGATCGCCGCCCGCGTCGATCGTGGCAAAGCGCGTCAGTTCGCCCTCGATCGGATCGCCGTTTTCGTGGTCGGCCTTGCTGAAATTCGCGGACCTCGAGATCGACATCTGGGAGGTTTGGAGGTTCTCTGACCAGAATTCGGCCCGGCGCTTCTGGGTGAATTGCTGCATCTTGAGGGTCACGCCGGCCTTCAGTTGCCGACGCGCCTCGAGGTAGCCCAGAACCTCATCAGCCCACGGGACCCACCAGACCGCCAGCGAGTCGATCCGAAATCCCTTGATTGACTCGATCGGCTGGTGATTGGTGGCGATGTAGCCCCCGGCGCCGTTGTCCATGTTCGAATTACTCAAGGCCCGGCGGATGTCTGGGCGGTCGGCATATTCTTTCGCGCAGGTCCGGCAAACCATGCGGGCCGTCCGGCTGCTCGCCTGCTCGTCGATCCCGCCCGACGAATTCTCGATCGTGTCGAATTTGAGGCCCTTCCAGTCGAAAGGCTGGGCATCCTGGCACTCGGAGCAGCGCCACGAAAAGATTGCCATGTCGGACTTCCGCCACTCGTGCCAGAATTCATCGCCTCCGACGCATGCCCCATTCTCGTCGATGCTTCCCGCGATCGATCCTTGACTGACCAGAATCACCTTGCGGTTCCAGCGGTTGTGATGCCGGGCTTGGAATTCCCGCAGCAGGCCGGGGTCCCATTCCCAGACCTCATCCCCGAACAGCCAGCGGATCGACCTCTCTTGGAAGTTGGACATGTTCGCGCCGCAGATCACCAGCGGCATGTGCGGGAACATGATCTCCATCTTGCGGCTCGAATGGCGATCCTTCGGCCAGAGGCTCTTGAGCGACTGACAGGAAAGCATGGCCGGTTTTAGCCGGGACTCAGCCCAGAATTTCGCGTCGGCGTCGGTCTGGGATGCGTAGAGCAGCGGGCCGGGGTCCTCGCTCACGATGTAGGGGATCAGCGCCTCGACCATCGTGGACTTGCCCGAGCCGGTCGGCGCCACAACCACGATTTCGCGGGTCTTGTAGTCGGCCGCAGCCTCCATCGGAGCCTTCCACCAAGGCGTCTGGTCGGGGTCGTATTTCGTGGATCGCTCCGAGTTGGCGATGCGGACGTTCTGGGCCGCCCATTGCCAGGGCGTCATGTCGGACGGCGGGCGAAGGCCGAGCCTCGCGCCTTGAATGAACGGGTCAGCCGGCATCCTCATCCTCCTCGTCTTTCGCCTCGAAGGCGGTGTTGGTTTCGGATGACAGGTCGGTCAGGATCGTGATCACCGCGGCGCGCAATTTCTTCTGGATCTCAACCTCGCCGAGGCCGGAAAGGCTTGGCGGAAGTTCGCTCGTCATCTTGAGCAGTTCGGCCTTTACGGCGCTGTAGATGCGGGTCGCTGATTCGCGGGCCTCAGCCACCGGCATCAGCTCGCGGCTGACCTTCTTCAGCTTCAGATCCGCAATCTGGATTTCGATCTCGAGCTTACTACAGAGCAGCGATTCCCGGTCGCGGCGCGGCTTTCCGTCGTAGTGGCCAGCGGATGGATTGGCTGCAAACCATGCCCGCCACTCGGCCAGGTCCTCCTTACCTCCGACTTTCTTTGGGACACCATCGAGTCCAGCGTTGCGCCATGCGTAGATCGTCTTGCGCGAGACGTTGAAAAGTTCGGCGACGCGAGCGGTCGAAACAAGCTCCTTGGCTGGCTCCTCTTGCCCGGCTGCGCTCTCGATGATCCTGCGCTCGGCTGCCGTGAGGGTGCGCCCGTCCTTGACCTTGCGGATCAAGTTTGCGATGTCCTTTTTCCGAATGGTCTCCAGTTGCTCGCCGGTGATGATTGGCTCCGGCTTGCTTGATGGATCGCCGGTGCTCACGCTTTGTATTCAAGCATCTGTTTAAATGTCTTACCGGTAGCCTCATGGATTGCCTCCTTGCCGGTGAAGTCCTGCCAGCGTTTGACGGCGACGTCGACATAGGCCGGGTTGAGCTCGATCGCGTGAATGCATCGGCCGGTCATTTCTCCTGCGATGATCGTCGTGCCGCTGCCGCTGAATGGCTCGTAGACGGCCTGACCCGGCGACGAGTTGTTCTCGATGGGGCGCTTCATACACTCGACAGGCTTCTGGGTTCCGTGACCGACCCCGCCGTCCTCGCGAGCCTTGATATTCCACGTGGTGGACTGACTTCGGCCTCCAACATAATGCCCCTTCGATCCGCTCCTGACGACATACCAGCACGGCTCGTGCTGCCAATGGTAGTCGCCGCGTCCAAGCGTAAAGCGGTCCTTTACCCAAATGATCATTGATCGGCGATTGAATTTGCAGGCCTCGAGGCTGTCCAGAACCTCCCTCGTGAAAAGAGAGGCGTGCCACACGTAGGCCACGTCGCCAGGAAATAGAGCCCAAGCATCGCGCCAGTCTGCGCGGTCGTCGTTTAGAACCTTGCCCATCTTGCCTTTGTTTTTGTTGACGCCAGCCTCGGCTCGCCAGCTCGGGTCATACTCCACGCCGTATGGTGGGTCGGTCACCATTAGGTGAGGCTGCACACCGTTGAGCGCCTTCTCGACCGTGCCCATGTCGGTGCAGTCGCCGCAGGCAATTCGGTGCTTTCCCATGATCCAAACGTCGCCAAGGACGGTCACCGGGTCGGCCGGCGCCTCTGGGACTTCGTCTGGATCGGTCAATCCTTCGGCCGTGGCCTCGGCCAAGAGCGCCGCGATCTCGTCCTCGCTGAAACCGATCAGGTCCATGTCGAAATTCTCGTCGCAGAGGCTGGCGATCTCGAGCTTGAGCATCTCCTCATCCCAGCCGGCGTTGAGGGCGAGCTTGTTGTCGGCGATCACGTAAGCCCGCTTCTGGGTTGGCGTGAGGTGGCCGAGCCGGATGCAAGGAACCTCGGGCAGGCCGAGCTTGTGCGCGGCGAGGACCCGGCCATGGCCTGCGATGATGTCGTTGTCGGCCCCAATCAGGACCGGGTTGGTGAATCCAAACTCCCGAATGCTCGCCGCGATCTGCGCGACTTGGGGCTCGGAATGGCTCCGTGAATTCCTGGCATAGGGGATCAAGTCCCCGGCTTTGATGTTCTCGATTTTCATGTTTTTGAAGTGTAACCTTGTTGCAAGTGTTTTGCAC